CTGCAGGACTGCGTGCCGGGGGCAATAATGCAGCTGCAGAGTCTAGTTACAGATGCTGAGTCTGAGTCGGTTAAGCTAGGCGCAATCAAGGATGTGCTGGATCGCGCTGGCCTAAAACCAACAGAGAAGATAAGACAGGAAATCTCACACGTGGAACAAGCGTCCACTGATGAACTACGCAGGGAGCTAGAGGGGCTTATGGGCACATCCGATGTGTCTGACATCCCTGATGTCCTGAACTAATGCTAGCACAAAGCTCAGCGGCGGCTACAAGGTCAGAGCTGAAGCAAGCGGTAGAGGTAGCCAGAGAACTACGTAAGCGCGAGCGCTACGGAAAAATAGATCTCTACGATCCATACCCTTACCAGCAAAGATTTCACGACACGGGCGCAGAGGCTAACCAGCGGCTGTTGATGGCAGCCAACCGCATTGGAAAATCATATTGCGGAGCAGCTGAGCTAGCTTTTCACGTTACAGGGTTGTACCCAAAGTGGTGGAACGGGCGTCGTTTTCGCCAACCTATAGTCGCGTGGGCAGGAGGGGTCAGCAACGAGACTACGCGTGATATTGTGCAATACGAGTTATTGGGTTCCCCTGATGACCCCGGTGCTTTCGGATCTGGCGCTATACCAAGAAGCTGTATCATAAAGACAGAACGCAAGCCCGGCGTACCAAACGCAAAAAGCATGGCACTTATTAGCCATGTCAGCGGGGGGAACTCTTCTTTATTCTTCAAAGCCTACGAGATGGGCATAGAAAAGTGGCAGGGTCGCAGTGTGGACTGCATATGGCTGGACGAGGAGCCCAACAGGGATCTTTACAGTCAAGCCGTTACGCGAACCCTTGATCGCCGTGGGATGGTCTACATGACGTTTACACCGGAGCAGGGCATGACCGAAACCGTGGCCAGCTTTATAAACAACATAAAGCCCGGACAGGCGCTGGTTAACGCCACATGGGATGACGCGTCAGAAAAAATAATGAGCATGCAGGGCGCTAGCGGCCACCTAAACGAGGTGGTGATGGAGCAGATCTTTAGCAGCTACAGCCCGCACGAGCGCGAGATGCGCAAGTACGGGCGTCCATCCATCGGCAGTGGGTTGGTATTTCCGGTGATGGAGGAGAAGATAATAGTAGAGCCCGTACAGTTGCAGCCACACTGGCCACGCATCTGTGGCATAGACTTTGGATTTGACCACCCAACAGCCTGCGTGTGGTTGGCGTGGGATCGTGATGAGGATGTGGTGTATCTTTATGATTGCTATCGGCAGTCAAAAGCATCTCCCGCAGTTCATGCGGTAGTCATAAAGACACGACCAAACTTTATCCCTATCTGCTGGCCACATGATGGCAACCGAAGAGACAGCATGGGAAACCCGGGTCTGGCAGAGCAATATAGAACTTTGGGGTGTAATTTTCTGGCGTTTCACTTTGAAAATCCCCCAGCGCTTGGAGAGAAAAAGGGGGGCAATTCCATAGAGGAGGGGATTATGGCATTGCTGCAGAGAATGGAAAATGATAAGTTCAAGGTGTTTTCTACCTTGGGCGATTGGTGGGAGGAGTTCAGGATGTATCATCGTAAAGAGGGGAAAATAGTGCCACTTAGAGATGACCTTATGAGCGCCACACGATACGCAGCCATGTCTTTAAGGTTTGCAGTATCTGGAGAAGATCCAACATGGACAAAAGATCTTGAATACAGGAACTATGGAATTATTTAATGGCTAAAGATAAAATTACTGAAGAAGATTTAGTAACTAGAATCAGAGGAGAAATCACTGACTCGCTTGGTTACATGGGGGATACTATCTCCATGCAGCGTGAACAGGCGATGAAATACTACTATGGGTTGCCATTTGGTAACGAGGTAGAAGGTCGTAGCCAGTATGTAGATTCCACCGTGCAAGATACCATAGAGTGGATAAAGCCATCACTGATGCGTGTGTTTGCTGCTGGTGATGAGATGGTTAAATTTAACCCTCATGGGCCAGAAGATGTTGCTATGGCAGAACAAGCCACAGACTACGTAAACTACGTATTTACTAAAGATAATCCGGGTTGGGAAATCCTGTACTCGTGGTTTACCGACGCCCTGCTTAGCAAGAACGGCATAGTCAAGGTGTGGTGGGATGAGTACGAAGAATGGAACCGCGAGGAGTACAAGGGGCTAAACGACATGGAGTTTGAGTCGTTGCTGTCTGATCCCAGCGTAGAAGTTCTTGAACATACAGAATATCAAGACACGGAGTACGAGTCTGCAGAAATAGTGCAGATGCCGGGGGTTACAGAAGAGGCCGTAGAAACAGCCGGCCCAATGATCCATGATGTCGTGATCCAGCGTAGCGATTACGGTGGAAAAATAAAAATAGAAAACGTTCCGCCCTCGGAGTTTCTAATCTCACGAGAGGCCAAGAACATACAGGATGCTAGGTTTGTTTGCCACAGGGTGCTTAAAACTCTATCAGAGCTAAAGGAGATGTACCCGGATGAGGATATAGATCCAGAGAGCCTTGGCGGCAGCGATGAGGAACTTATGGCGTTTTCAGCAGAGCGCCTAGAGCGATACCAGTTTGATAAGTCTGCAGAGTATTGGGAGGGCTGGGGTAACCCTGTGTCTAATGAAGAGGGGCTAAGCACTTATTGGTTGCATGAGTCTTTTCTAAAAACAGACTATAACAATGATGGTATCACAGAGTTAAGAAAAGTTTGCACTGTTGGATCTACGGTGTTGGCTAACGAGGAAATAGATTCAATCCCCTTTGTTTCCATTACCCCGATAAAAATCCCGCACAAGTTCTTTGGCCTGTCCATAGCCGATCTAGTGATGGATTTACAGTTAATGAAGTCCACGTTAATGCGTAACCTCATGGACAATATGTACAACCAGAACTTTGGACGGTACGCAGTATTAGAGGGACAAGCGAATTTGGACGATTTGCTCACACAAAGACCGGGCGGCGTGGTTAGGGTCAAATCCCCCAATGCTGTAATGCCGCTTTCTACGCCCGCCCTTGAACCTTACTCGTTCCAGATGCTTGAGTATCTAGATGGGGTGAGAGAGTCCAGAGCTGGAGTTAGCCGTATGTCTCAGGGGCTAAACGAGAACGCTCTAACCAGCCACACCACAGCAACGGCTGTCAACGCCGTTATGTCTGCTGCAAACAGTAGGGTGGAGCTTATTGCCAGAAACTTTGCAGAGACTGGTGTAAAGGATTTAATGACCACTATCTATGAGCTTCTACATAAAAACCAAGATAAAAAGCGCGTGGTTAGGCTACGCAACGAATGGGTTCCGGTACGCCCTGATGTATGGCGGGATAAGTATGATTGCACTGTGTCTGTTGCTTTAGGCGGCGGAAACAAGGATCAGCAGATGGCTCACCTATCTGCTATGTTGCAGTTTGCAGGCGAGGCCATGAAGGGCGGTCTGCCGATCGTAAACGCACAAAATATGTACAACATGGGTGCCGCACTTGTAAAGGCTATGGGGTTCCAGAATGTTAGCGATTTTCTAACTGACCCATCTCAGGCACCACCACAGCAACCAGATCCACAGCAGCAACTTGATCAAATGGAAATGCAGATAAAACAGAAGGAGCTGGAAATCAAAGCGGCGGATGTACAAGTAAAAGCCCAAAAGATCCAGCAGGAATATCAAAAGGACGCGGTTGACGCGCAGCTAAAGGTAGCAGAGCTACAGCTGGAACGTGAACAGAAACGCGCCGTAGCAATAGGAGCCACATGACAGATCGATCAGATGAAGAAAGAGCCCAGCAAGCTCAAAACTTACTATCTAACGAATTATTTGTAGAATCCTTTAACGTACTGAAAGAAGATTTAATGAGCCGCTGGTCAGCTAGCGGTGCAACAGAGTTGGAGGCCAGAGAATCAATCTGGCTTGCGATGAGACTGCTTGACAGATTGCGCGTACATTTACAATCCATAGTTGAAACTGGAAAAATGAACGAGGCGTTAGCCAAGCAACACCCATTCATCTAAGAGGAATTTAATTATGGCGGATACGCAAACTGCCCCGCAACCTAGTGGCTTACAGCCAATACCCGCGCTGGGAGGAAGTGTAACAGAAGCGCAAGAGGCATTACTCGGTCTGATGGAACCTGAAAAGGAAACACCTAAAGATGAGGAGGCCGCACCTACCGAAGAAGAAGAGTCTACTGAGGAAACTCAAGACGAATCATTGGAAGAGGAATCTGAAGAGGAAGAATCCGAAGAGGAGGATGAAGAATCTGAAGAGTCTGACGAACAAGAGAGCGAAGAACCTGAAGTATATGCAGTAACCGTAAATGGCGCTGAGCAAGAGGTCACCTTCGACGAACTTATTAAAGGCTACAGTCGCCAGTCAGATTATACCAAAAAGACGCAGGAGTTAGCGGAAGAGCGAAAAGGTATTGAGGCCGGTAGGGATCAATATAATACTGAATTAGCTGGTCTGCAGCAAGAGCGTAAGCAATACGTGGATGCTTTAACTCAAGTAATCCAAAGTTCCATGGCTGGGTTGGAGACATACGGCAATGTAGATTGGCCTGCTCTAAAAGAGGAGGATCCGATCGAATACATTACCAAGCGTGACGAGTATCGAGAGATGCAGGAACGCGTCCGATCACAGCAGCACACAATGCAGATAGAGCAACAAAAACAAGCTGCACAAATGTATGAAGTTAAGAAGCAGTTGTTACATGATGAACACAGCAAGTTGGTGGAGAAGGTTCCCGAATGGGGTGAGCCGGACTCACAGAAAGCTATGGCTATAGGGATTCGTGATTATGCTTTGGAACAAGGTTTTTCTGCTGAAGAGATTAGTTCATTAGTAGATCATAGGTCGTTAGTTGTGCTCATGAAAGCGCAGAAATATGATGCTATGAAAAATGCTGATGTAAAATCTAAGAAGATAAAGAACAAACCTAAAGTTGTTAGATCTGGTGCCGGAATAAGGAAAACACAAGAAAGTAAATCTAAGCGTGCTGCACAAATGAAACGTCTCAGGGGTACAGGACATATTGATGATGCGTCTGCGCTCCTAGAGGATTTTATAGACATTTAACTTAGGAGGGAAAAGCTATGGCAGCTCCCGCAAATACTAGGGAAACTTATGGTGCTATTGGCATCAGGGAAGACCTAAGTAATATAATTTACAACATTAGCCCAATGGACACGCCGTTTCTTAACAGCGCAGGGCGGGGTTCGTGCGACAACACGACCTTTGAATGGCAAACTGACGAGCTAAAAGCAGTTGCAGCTAACAGGCAGGAAGAAGGTAACGACTATACTGCCACTGCTGCGACAGAGCCAAGACGTTTGACCAATTTTACTCAAATCTCGGCCACGCAGGTTACAAGTTCAGGAACCGCCGAAGCTGTTGATTTTGCTGGTCGAAAATCAACTCAGGCTTACCAGCTTGCCAAACGCGCTAAAGAAATGAAGCGCGATATGGAAACGATGCTTTTAGACTATACGACTAAAACTATCGGTGCTTCTGGTACTGCTCGTCAAACCGCTTCTGTAGGTACGTGGATGGGTACGCCTGTTGTGGGTACTTCAACCGTTATAGATGGAAGTAATGATGGTTCTGGTGCGGCAAGATTAACGGGTCCTTC